AGATGCGTGCGCGTGTGAGCGGTGTCTGCCCGTCTTGGTTGCTCTTGGGCTTGTAAAGTTGCAGGTGCGTACGTACCCGGATGAGGAAAAGCCGGGCGACATTTTCAAGGCAGGGGGAGAAAAGGCAGGAAACGGCCATATTTCGGTCATAAAACAAAAAGATATGGAATTTATTGGCCGAGGGCTTTATGCCTCTAAATCGGCAGCAAATGAAAAAATAAGCGAACATTTACTAAAAGTATTAACTTAATGGAACAGGAAACAATTAAACTGAATTTCCCGCCGCAGGCGATAGCGCAGTATGTGGCGAAATGGGTGGCAAGCGTAGAGAAAGATGCAAAGAGCGAAAGGGCGGCAATAGCGATGGCGCACGACATAGAGGTGCTAGTCGGGATTGCTTGCAGAGTGCTAACCCCTCAAAACAAAGAGGCGAAGAAAGCGGAAAAGATTGCGGCCAAGACTTTGGCCGAGAAACAAAAAAAATCATAGAAAAATGGCAAACGAGAACATCGAAAAGTTCGTGCTCCACAAGGTGGAACGCACGATTGGCGGCCTAAAAATTTCGTATAGCGAAACCAACGAGGCCGGAGAAACAACGGAGATTACAACAAACTTTATGCGTCAACCGCACGCGGATTTCGATAAGTATTTTCACGGGGCCGAACTTGCATACGACGAGGTGCTTTCGCCGGAATGTGCGGGACGCTTCAACTTGGTTTCATTGACCTTTGCGGGAAAGGAAAACAACAGGGGTGTATCTGCTGCCGGAACGCTTGACACCGTTATCGCGGTGGGTGCCGTGCGTATCAAGACAAAGCGCGTAAAATATTTGATAAGCGACGCGGATATTTGCGCCAAATTGTCACTGCTTGTGCCGGACATCGAAAAAGAGGTGCGGGCATATATTTACGACGGCAAGTGTGCCGAAACAGGGGATTTCGAAAGCCTGTAACTGTATGCTGATAGATACACGCGAGATGTACGATTACGCGAGGGCGCGGGGGTATGAGCCGCTGCTTGACAGGCGTTTCCCGATGGATATTGTCCTGCGTGTATCTATCCAGCGGGAGTTGTTCGGGAGGGGACACGGGCCGGAAGAAAACGAAAAGTTTTACAGATGGTGCTGGGAGCACTCCCCGAAGATATGCGAGGAAACGATGCAGCCGTTACGCAATTATAGCGCGGTGCACGTGTCGCACATATTGACGAGGGGTGCTTTCCCGGAGATGGCCCACGACCCGCGCAACGTAAATATTTTATCCCTTGCGGCGCATAACCGCTGGGAGAATGGCGACAGGGAGAATATGCGTATATATCGCAGCAACCTGTTACGTATAGAGATGTTAAAAAACGAATACAAAAATTTTGGGTTATGAACATAGTAATTTTGCGCGGGAATGTAGGAGACGACCCGCGGATAACAGATTTCAAAGAGGGCGGAAAGGTCGCGCAGTTTTCACTGGCTACCACCGAAAGAGGATTCGAGACGAGTGACGGCCGCAAGGTGGAGGACAAAACCACTTGGCACAATATCGTGGTAAAGCGTACGGGCCTTGCCGGGGTGTGCGAAAAGTTCGTAAAGAAAGGCACGCCGCTGCTTATTGTCGGCAAGATTGAAACGCGCTCGTATGAGGATAACGCAGGGCAGAAGCGATACGTTACGGAGGTTAACGTAACGGATTTGGAACTGCTCGGAAGCAAGGGAGACAGGCAGGAAGCCCCGGCCCCGGAGCCCGAAGATTTCAAGGGCGCGAACAGGGTGGCCGAAAAGCCCTCCGACACTCCGGCTCCCGACGGCGAGAAATCGGATGACATGCCTTTTAATGTTCGACCCGGGGCAAGTCGTTAAACTGCCCTATTTTCCCTTTAATAATGTGATTTTGATATGCAGATAGATAAAAGAGATTACGACCCTAAGTTGCACGAGGTTATTAAAGCGTTGACTGTAAAGCAGCCGTACGCGGATTTAATGACACGTGTAACGGGTCGTTATGAGGACGGGACATTTTTTGCGGATAAGCGTATCGAGGTGCGGTCGCGCGACACAAAGTTTCGCGGCGATATTTTGATATGTTCCTCCGCAAAGCCCGTCCTGCCTTGCCATCCAAGCGCGGTAACGTGTGGCTATGTTGAGATATACGGCACGAAGCCCGTGGAAGATTTCACGGCGGAGGATTGGGAGGCGACCTGCATCCCGCAGGCTGACAGGCCGAGCAAGGGGTGGGGCTGGTTGCTCCGTAATCCGCGCCGCGTGGTGGAAATGCCGATACGCGGGCAGTTGGGCATTTACGGGCTTATTGTCCCGAAAGACGACATTACCATTTATCCGCAGCACTTAATGCTGGATTCTGACGGATTTGCGAAGATACTTTCAAAAGTTGTTAACGTAAAATAAATGAGTATGAACACTATTCTTTTGATTTTGGCGGGATATGCCGCCATTGCGCTGATATGTCAGTGCGTGCTTTATGAGGCAGACGACGATTTCGAGAACTGGCCGCTGGCGGCATATTGGCCGTGCACCGCGGTTGCCGCGATAGCATTTACTGCTTATTGCCTTTGGCTTAAAATACGAGAACAATGGCGCGGGAAAAAATGACCGTCTGGGACGGGATGCTTTGGCGGATGGTGCACTGTATGTCAGAGGATGACGAGCCGATGATAACAGAGCGGCAGCGATACTATTATATGGTATATTGGTGCAAACCCGAAAGGGCGCGAGCCGTAGGGGATGCCATCCGCGGGAGGATGGGGGACCGCCTGTTGGAGTTGCGAAAAACGCAGGGCGAAAACGAGTGGAAAGCCAAAATAAAATATGCACCACGCAAGCGATAAAAAGTTACGGGCCAAATGCTGGTCCGTAATTTTTTTACGGCGGAAACGAAAAAAATGTAAAAAAATTTGGAGAATTAAAAAAAACGTATTATTTTTGTAACCGAAATCAAAAATGAAACGGATATGGAAACGACAGTAAACGAAAGAAACACGATGAGGTTTATCCTTGCAGTATTAGTGAAAGAATGCGGACAGGCCGAGGGCCATAGCATCTTCGAATGGTATTGCAGAACTTACAGGGTAGATATTGCGAGCGAGATTCCGGCAACAGTGCGCCGCGAGGTTTTAGGATGTTAAACAATTTAACCGATACAGTTATGATACAGTTTGAAATTGGAAAGACTTACGGAAGCCGCAGTATTTGCGACAGCGATTGCATCTTTGAGTATGTAATCATTGGGAGGACTGCGAAGCAGTTGACGATGGTAAATTGGAAAGGGGAGACGGTACGCAAGGGCGTACGTGAGCAGGACGGAGAGGAGGTCTGCTACCCGGAGGGCCGTTACAGTATGTGTCCTATTATTCGTGCGAGCCGCAGGGTGTATTAAAAGAGGGGGGCGAGATATGGAAAGAGTAACGAGAAAGGTACAGGGGCTTACGGTGTCGGATTACGGCGTAATCCCCGTAAATATAGAGGTAACAATCGAGCACGGCCTCGGCATCCACTTTATAGGTGTGCCGGATAGTTATGCGAAAGAGGGTTTGCTGCGGATTGTTACCGCGCTTGAAGCGACGGGCCACTATTGCCCCGGTCGGCGTGTGATTATCAATATTTCCGCAAAGTGGCCGAGGGATACGCGCTCAATTAGGTGGGAGTTGCTGGAAACGGCTATAACTTACGCACTGGCTTGCGCCATCGAGGACAGAGAGCCGTGCGGGGAGATTATGTGCGGACAGATAAACTTGGATGGCGGTCCGACGTTCCCGATACCGACGCGATTGTCTACGAAGCAATATAAACTTCTTGCGGCGTCGCCGTGGTTTCCGAAAATAATGTTTGGCTTTATGTTACCATAGTCGCCTATTCATATCCTGTTTGATTTCATTTCTTGTTAGGCGACAGGCCCCGGCATTCCTTGCTGGGGCTTTTTCTTGTATGATAGCCGGAAAGTGAAAGAAACGGCCATTTTACGGGCATAAAAGTTCGGGATAATAAATTATATATCTTTTTGCTTCGCGGCCCGCAAATGGCAAAATCAAAAAAAATAACTGAAAACGTAAAAAAATAAAAAAAAGTATTGTGGATTAAAAATAATGTATTATATTTGCCTTCGAAATCAAACAACAAACGGATATGGAAACATTAAAGTACACAACAAAGGACATCAACAGGGATTGGAAAATTAAGGTCTCCGGAATTTATGAGGGCCGCAAGATTAACACACTCGTAGGCGTGCGCGGATTCATCGCAATGGTCGGGGACATCGAACTCTGCAACAGACTGCTCGACAGGGTTTGGAACTGTATGGAAGACAAATGCGTGTGCAAGTTGCGCCGCGGCATTAAAATATCATTTTACCTGCACTGATTATGAAAGAGATTTTACGTAAAATTGGAACGGGGCTGGCGGAGAATTGGCCGGGCCTGTTGCTGGGGGCTCTTATCGCGTTGGATATAATCTATTTCGGGGTATGGCCGTAGAGGTAAAGACACGGGAATCGCAGTTCGCTGCGATATGCGGAAAGGATTGGCCGGGGCTTTTGGTGCTGGCCTTTTCTTTCCCGTCAGAGGGGGCGCAGATTGGGGTGCATTATGCACTTATGCGGGAGCGGTTGCTTTACCGGGTATATGACGGCACGGGAAGCCAACTGCATATCGTTATCAGTAAAGCGGACGAGACGAGATTGCGTGAGATTGTCGCGGAGTTTGGAGGGGTGGAAAGAGTGCCGCAGATGGGAGGCGTTGCAAATGTTAAGCGCGGGAGATAGATACGGACGGCTGGTGCTGCTGGAAAAGGTCGGGCGAGAGGCTTGCGGCAACGCGCGGTGGCGGGTAAGGTGCGATTGCGGTGTGGAGTTCGAGTGCGCCGGAAACAACCTCGCCAACGGACACACCCGCAGTTGCGGATGTTTGCGTATTGAGATGCTGAAACAAGGCCCACCGAGGCATCGAAAAAAAACAAGCCCCAGCGAGTAGCCGGGGCCTGCGGTTCAAGACCATAGAAAAAAGAGCGATACAGTTCGAGAACTGCTGCAAAGATAGGCAAATTTTCGGAATTGCCTATTTTTTTTTCGTGGTCGATGTGGATTTTTCACGATAGCCGGACGCGTAGATGGCGCGGGCCTGTCGTTCCGCTTGTGCGCGGGTGGGGTAGATTTTCCCGGATTGGCCCCAGCGGTAGCCTCCGGGCACTTTCTGAATAGGCATAACGTTAAATGTTGGTACGGGGCAAAGGTACGGAAAAAAATATTTTCAACAAAAACGCAAAAAAAATGAAAAAAGTTTGGAGAATTAAAAGAATAGTATTATATTTGCCAACGAAATCAAAAATAAAACGGATATGAAACAGATTGCTTTTTACACTGACAACAAGGGTGGTTATGGATACCGCGAAAACAATGGATGGATTGAGGGAGACAGGATTTTCTCGAAAGATGGTCGCAGCCGTCAGACTATTATTAAGGTGGTAGACGCGACCCCCGAAAATTTGAGGGAGGCTAAATCAATGATGGATAGGTGCAACAGGTACGCTGGGAACGGCGTCGTGCGTACTTATTTCACTGGAAGCGGATTCGAAACTTGGAGGACTGCGTGGGAGGATGGTACTGGCCTCGAAAATTTCAAAAAGACGGTTGCTATTCGTTTTTAATATTAAAAAATTGGAAGATATGGTACAGAATTACAAAGAATTGAAAAAATCCCTTATGGACGGGTACCTTGCAGAGATGAGGAAAGCGAACTGCTGCGACGATGATTACTACCGCAAGGATGCCGGGCAAATTGTTAAATTGAGCAACGGCGGCTATTTCGTGGTTGGAAAGTCGAGGATGCAGACACATTTCTGCTTCGGTTACGACACGGATTTCTCCGGCCACGAGCAGAGCGATGCAGAGAGGGCACGGGCCGCTTTTGTTGCGAGCGCAACTGCTTTCAAGAACGCAAATCTGCGTGCGCTTGACGAAACGATTGAGGCGTTGAAAGTGGGCAAAATGGAGTGGAACAGGGTGCCTGTCTTGGTGCGGGAATCGTACTGCGGACAGAGCGAGCCTATAAATGTGTACGACCTTTCTTGGGAACGTCTTTCGACAATTATAGAGAGGCACGGAGGGAGCGCGACACAGGCGCAGATAGATGCGGATTGCGTGAGCGCGGAAGATAGGGCGATAATGCTGGGGGCGTATGAGGCCGAGCGCGAGGATTTCAGCAAGAGGCTTGACACGTATTTGAAAAAGTACGGTACGAACAAATTGCACACTTGGACTTATTGGCGCGACGAGTAGTATTACAAAAAGCGATACAGTTATGAAACATTTTCAAGTAACAATGCGAGAGGTAAGGGGCGGCGTAGTCCGCACCCTTACCCAAGACGCCTACTGCGAGAGCGAGGCGCAAGTGGTGGAGTTCTACGGCTTGAATGAGCCGGACATTTTGGATTACGAAATACGGGAGGAATAGATATGACAGAATTAGAACTTTATAAATTCGTAAATGACCGAGGATGTGAATGGCATTGGGATTATCATCTCGACGGAATTCACCTTGTTTTATTCATTTCGTCCTACGATTTGAGGGATTTCTGCGAAATGCTTGGCTGTAATGTGTTTTGTGATGATGGGCTTCCGTGCGAACAAAGGCTACTGTATGATGGCTCGGTTGGATTGTGCCCGTTCGAGGATGTTTGCGAGTATTATGGTATAGATGCGGAAAATGTCTTTTCAAGAAAGGAGGAATAGATATGGAACAAGAAACATTATATAATATCCTTACAGGTCAGTATGGAGAGATTCTCGAAACCCATGCTATGTGGCAGTGTGTCGCGGCGCTTGGAATTAAACCATTCAAGGACGGAAATCAATGGTGTTTTCTCTATGGGAACAACATTCAAGAAGGCATTTGCGGTTTTGGAGAAACAATCTTTAAAGCGGCTTGGGATTTCTATACTAATATCAAAATAGAAGAAGCAAGCAAGCAAGAAAGGAGGAATAGATATGAAAGCAAATGAACTAATACTTATGAAAGCAAACGAACTAATGACTGGCGACTGGGTGCGAGTGCGTTTGCCTTGGCGCTGCCCGTGGGATGGGCATATAGAAAAACGGTGGTATATGCGCCGAGTTACGGGTGTCCGAACAAGCGTGACGGATGCCAATAAAATTTACTTGTATTTTGAGCCTTGGGGCGTGCTCCCCGAAGATATAGAGCCTATCCCCCTTTCCCCGGTAATCTTGGAGAAAAACGGATGGAAACTTGTACCAGACACGCCATACGACTTGGTGTATTTATGGAGCACCGAAGTAGATGGAGAATATACTGACGTTCGGATAATTGTAGGAAAAGACCACGATAATGTTTGGCGGTGGGACTTCCCCATATTGAATATACATCTATATCGCGGGAGCATAAATCTTACAAAGTTTAAGTATTTGCACGAACTACAACACGCTCTACGACTTTGTGGAATTGATAAACAAATAGAATTATGAAAAAAGGTAAGAAAATAGCATATTTTATCCTGTGGCTTGCGGCGTTTTTATTTTGCGCCATTTCACAGGCGGTATTCGGGCACTGGATGGCGTTTTTCTATTGTGTTATGTTTTACGTTCAGTGCATCCCGCTTTCGGTTTTGGTTGGGAGAATCAGAGCGAGCGAGGGGGAGATTGACAGGCTGCGTCAGATGCTCCGAGATGAGTGGACGGAAAAGAGGGCGCGGGAGCAATACGATAGGATGGCCCCGATATACGGCGAGCGGGATTCTTTCGAGGTCGCCCTGCACGGTGCTTGGCGTTTTTATGAAAAGAGCGGGGCGATGCTTGCAGATGCGTGCGAGGATAACAAGACAGAACTTATATTTTCAAAGGGTTTCCGCGAGGGCGTCCTATATGGGAAAAAGACCGGAGGGGGGCAGAAAGAGCAAAAGCCCGTAATTGGTAGTTCGGAAAAACCGAATAACCTTTTATCCGAGTAGACAGAAGAAGATGAACGGACAAAGCGGAATATTTGCAGGGATTGAGGAGCCGGGACGAAAGTTCCGGCTTTTTGTTTATTTCGGAAAAGTTGCTACCTTTGTGGTGTTCGTAACGGGGCCGAGGGGTAAAGTCCAGAAACGGGCATTTCTTCGGCCTTAATGCGGAGCGATAATAAATTACATTGATTCGGGCTATATACGGCCTAAAATCGAAAATTAAGGCAAAATAACTATGGCAAAAAAAGAGAATGCGCCGGAGGTGGTGTCGCAGGTAGTATTGCTGCCGCTGGAAAGTCTTGTACCCAACCCGCGCAACCCGCGCCAAGCGACAGATGAGGAAATAGCGAAACTGGCAGAAAAAATTAAAAAGATGCCAAACTATTTCGAGAAGCGGCCGATACTTGTTTCAGACAGGACGGGCCAACTCGTTATTATTGACGGGGAGCAAAGAAGCAAGGCGGCACGCCTCAACGGGATGGAAAAGGTGCCTGTTGCTATTATGTCCGGATTGTCCGAGGCGGACGAGGACTTCATAATGGTAAACGGCAACACGCACGCGGGTTTTTGGGACAAAGAAAAACTCAAAAAAATCACTTCTACTTGGGGAAATGTCGCAAAGGATTGGCTTTCCGGGGAGAAACCCGCAAAGGGGAAAAAGTGGGCGGAAGACACGAGCGACAGCGAGGTAAAGTTTTCCGAGGTCTTGAATGAGAACCACAACTATATCGTTCTATATTTCGACAACGATGTGGATTGGCTCCAACTTTGCACGTTGCTTCACTTGCCGCAAGTTATGGCATACAGTACGCGAGTGGATGGCGAGATAAACGACGGCAACAGAAAAATCGGCATCGGTAGGGTGTTCCGCGGTGCGGAGATATTGGAGAAACTCAAAAAAGCATTTTCCGAATGAAAATTTCAATAAACGCGCCGAGTTATCGGCGGCCCTATGGCGTTAAGACGCTGAAATACCTGCCGTACTGCCGCGTTTGGGTTGATTGCGGCGAGTATGAGGAATACAAAAAGGCGAATCCAGATGCGGAAATAATATCTTGCCCCAAAGGTGTGCAGGGGAACTTATGCAGAATCCGAAACTATATACTGAAACAAGAATTTGGCAGGGGGATGGATGTGGTGCTTATTATCGACGATGATTTGTCCTACATCGGGAGATTCGAGGCCGACCCTGTTACACATTTCGGTTATAAGGAGCGGATAATTACGGCAGAGGAGTTGCCTACTATTCTCGAAAAATACAGTATTATGGCACAGGATTTAGGTGCCAAATTTTGGGGGCTTAACTGCGTCAAGGATGCGAGGGCGTACAGACAGAATGCGCCATTTTCCACCAACAAATACATAGGGGGGCCGTTCCAGTGTTTTCTGAAAGGAAACCGCTGCCTGTATGACGAAAGGCTGCCACTGAAAGAGGATTACGATATGACGTTGCAGCAGTTGAATCTCGAAAGGGTTGTGCTGCGCGTCAATTATTTGCATTATTCCTGCGACCAGAGTGTACAGCCCGGAGGGTGTGCGACATATCGTAACAGAGAAAGAGAGGCGCAACAATTCGCGCTCCTGCGCCAAAAATGGGGGGGGCGAATAGTGCATTTCGATGCCGGAAGCAATCCACGTAGAGAGGTGGTGCGGAATTATGACGATTACAACCCCATTATTAAAATACCCATCCGCGGGGTATAGGGACAAAATGACAAAATGACAAACGGACAAAAATGGCAAAGACGAAATATAATGCGGAAAGGCAGGAAATTATTTGCGATGCTCTGCGTAAGGGGGAATCACGCACGGCGGCGGCAAAACGCGCCGGGGTGGATAGAGATACCCTACGGAATTGGATGCAGGAATTTTCGGCATTTTCCGCGGCGGTTAAAGAGGCGGAGGACGAATACCAAACTTGGTTGCTCAATGGCATCAAGGATGACGCGCTTAAAAGCCTAAAAACTTTAATCTGCGGGACGGAGTATGAGGAAACCAAGACGGAGTACGAGCAAAACCCCGATGACCCAGCGCAGCCGCGAATTAAGAGGCAGACGATAACGACCAAAAAAATATTGCCGAATGCCACGGCAGTTATATTCGCGTTGACAAACCGCGACCCGGAGAAATGGAAGAACAGATACGCGCAGGAGATAGAGGGACGGCTTGAAACCGACGGGCACGCAGCGGTGTCGCTGGAAAAGGTGCCGGACGATTTGCTGGCGCAAGTGTTGGATGCGATAAATGGAAAATGATGGCGACATAATTGTTATAGAGTTGGGCCAGACGCTTGACGAAGCGACCTACGAATCGGTTGTGCAGTCTGTTGTCGAGTTTATGAATAGGCGTTGGCCGGGTTTTGTTTTCAAATTGCCGTCATAACGGCCAAAATAGGGCCGTGAATCCGATAAATGATAAATTATATATCTTTTCTTTTCAAGCGGCTTAAATCGCATTTCTTGGAAAAATAATGAATCTTGAAGAATTGCACATAACTCGCACGTTGGAGCAACAGCCGGACCTGTTCCGTATTGAGGGGGCGAGGCGGCGGCTTATTTGGTTTGCTCAATATATGCAGAGGGGATTCGAGGCGACGCCGTTCCACGTGGCTTATTATTCAATACTTGACAAGTTCGCAAGGGGGGAGGTGCAAAACCTCATTATACAGGCCCCGCCGCAGCACGGGAAAGCGTTGCAAGTAGATACCCCGGTACTAACGACAAAGGGATGGAAGCGGCACGCAGATTTGGGGCCGGGCGATTTCGTTTTTGGAGATGACGGGAAGCCAAAGGCGGTAAAATGGAACTCCGGCGCGTATAAGTGTGAGGCGCAGGCGGTAAATTTCGCAGATGGTTTCAGTTTGATTGCAGCACGGCAACACGAGTGGGTTATATATGCGGACCACGATGAACATAAGGGGCGCGTGCGTGAGATAGTCGAAACGCAGCATATTTTTTCCAAACGAAATAGGCGTAGCCCGTATATTCCGGCGGATGCAATATTGCAGATTGAGGCTCGGCCGTTACTAATTGACCCGTATTTGCTTGGCGTTTGGCTGGGGGATGGAAATTCCTGCGATAAGTGGGTGACTTGTGGCGCGGAAGATTTGGAACATTTGCGGCCATTGGCTAAAGAGATAAAACGGAGGCAGACCGCTTACAGCGTGCATCTTGCGGGCTTGGAAACGCGGGCCCTGCGTGAACTCGGAGTGCTGCAAAACAAGCATATCCCGGACGTATATTTGCTGGCGTCAGAGGGACAGCGCCGGGCACTGTTGCGCGGGCTTATGGACACTGACGGCAGTGTGAACACTCGCGGCACCTGCGAATTTTGCCAAAAGGCGGGGCGCTTGGCTGACGATGTGTATGTGCTTTTGCGTAGTTTGGGCTACAAGCCGACACGGCACAATTATGTCGCGAAATTATACAACAAAGATTGTGGCACAAAGGTGCGTATAATGTTCAACCCAGATAAGGGGGAACGCATATTTGACATACCGAGGAAGCAGCGGCGTTTGGACGGCAAAGCACGGTTAGATAGAGAGGATAAAAAACGGCTATTTATAAGTTCGGTTGATGATTATGCGGATACAGATGTAAATTGCATTGAGGTAGAGGGAGGCATTTATCTTGCTGGCCGAGAACTTGTGCCGACACATAATTCGCAGGGGAGCAGCCGCTTTCTCCCGGCGCAGATGCTGGGGCTTAATCCCGACTTGAAAATCGCAATCTGCTCGTATGCCGCAACGATTGCAAAGGATTTCAACAGGGACGTGCAAAGGATAATCGACACGCAGGAATACCACGCTATTTTCCCCGAAACTATGCTCAACGGGTCGAATGTGGTTACGGTGGCGAATAACTACCTGCGAAATTCGGATGTTTTCGAGATAGTCGGACGGCAGGGTAGCCTGCGAGTGGTGGGCCGTGGCGGTGCGCTGACATCCAAGACAGTGGATGTTATGATACTTGACGACCTGTACAAAGATTCTGCGGAAGCCAATAGCCCGGTAGTCCGAGCGGGGGCGTGGGATTGGTACACAAAAGTTGCACGTACGAGGTTGCATAATAAATCGCAGCAACTGATTGTCTTTACGCGCTGGCACCCGGAGGATATAATAGGGCATATCTTGGAAAGCGAGCAAGTTATCAAGGCCGAGAGGTGGGAGGATTTCGAGAACATACCCGCCGGGGCTTGGGTGCTCGTGAATTTTGAGGCTATAAAGACAGGTGCGCCGACGGAGATAGACGGCAGGGCGGAGGGCGAGGCCCTTTGGCCGGAGCGGCACTCGCTGGAAAGGTTGCAGCAGCAGAGGGACATCGACCCTGTGGGATTCCAGTGCCTGTTTCAAGGCGAGCCGGGGAGCGCGGAGGGGCGGTTATATCAGCCTTTCAAAACGTGGGTGGAGAAAAGCGATTGGGGCACGTATGTGCGTAGCGGTTGTTACGTGGACGTTGCGGATGAGGGGAACGACTACCTGTTCGCGGCAAGTTATGATATTTACAGGTCCGAAAATCAAATTTGGAACGAGAACACGAAAAGGTTTGAGCCGTTGCTTTTCGCGCTGATAACAGGGATTATATACACGGACGAGAGCACGGATGTGACGACGGTTACGGTGCCGAGACTGATAAACGAGAAAGGGGTGCAAAAAGCGTGGATTGAGAGTAACAACGGAGGCTCGCAGTTCGAAAAGGTCGTAAAAAGGAAAGTGCGGGCGTTGACGGTGCCTTTTTATCAAGGGGCGAACAAAGAGAGCAGAATCGTAACTAACGCGCCTTTCGTGAATCAGCATATAATTATGCCTTTCGGCTGGGAGACTGCCTACCCGAAGATGTATGCACACATAACGGGGTTTCTCCGCAACTTTACGGGTAACGCACACGATGATGATGCGGACGGGCTAACGGGCATATACGAAAAAGAGATTGCGGGCGGGAATACGCAGCCGTATGCACAGGCCCACAGGGGGGTGCGTGTGCATTAACGGCGTAATACGCATTTATTTCGGATTTGGCGGGCTTGAATCTGAAAGATGATAAATTATATATCTTTCGCTTTTTCGCTCAAAATTCGGTGTTTTTAAGAAAAATTACTACATTTGTAGTCGGAACGGCAAAGGGGAAGCCGTTGGAATATCTTTTTTTTAACTTAAAGAATCGTTTACAATGGCACTTATTTGTCAATGTCCACAGTCGGCGGCTATCGCAGATGTCCCTAACGCATCCTGCCCCGTCAATTTCGGACAAATCCAAAAAATCGCTTTCCAGAGGCTGACAAAGGCTGACGGAACAAAAAACAGTTTTACCACGACGGCTGCGATTACCTTGCTTGCAAGTTGGAGCGCATTGCTCTCCGCAGAGGATGGAAGCAAAATTGTTGTTTCTCCGTATGTGTATGCTCCCGCGGATTCGGGTGGCGACGCACGTATGACAGGCGGCGGCAATGACGACCTCGGAGGTATCCCGGAGGTGCTGGGAGGCAATCCTATCGAGTTCACCGCACAGATGCGTTCTATTCCGCAGGCTATCGCAAAGGCACTCAAAACCCTTTCCTGCGAGGCCAACGTAGGCAACCTCGGTGTTTATCTTTTCGACGAGAACGGACAGATTGAGGCAATACAGGATGGCACTACCGCCACCACGTATTACCCTATTCCTATCCGCGCTTTCTTCGTAGGGGATAAGGTGCACGGCAACTACGATGCAAAGGACAGCAACGCTATTTCTTGGCAGTATGCCGAGAATTATAGCGACAACCTCGTTATCGTCAAGCCTACGGACTTCAACCCGCTTACTGACCTCATTAACGCAGAATAATGGCGGCCAAGACTACAACGGTTGCGTTGGTAGTCGGAGGCACCACGCGCGAGTTTGAGTTCGGCCACGCCGAGCGGTTGTTGAGGATGCCCAAAAATGGAGGGTGGCACCTCCCGGAAAATTCCAAGTTTGAGTTTGTGGACTATGCCCTACGACGTAAACCAGTTGCGAAAAAAGATAGAAAGGCGTGAAAATGCGGATGCGCTTGACCGTGCGAAACTCCACCAATCGCGGATAAAGTTTCATACGGTCAAACGTATCACGCCGTTCAACTCGCCC